CAGAGTGGAACATTTTATGAGCCAAAAACATTTGAGCATTCTTTTTAGTAATTGGGTCGCTTGATAGTAAATCTTTTGATATTTGGGATGACTGTAACCATGTAACTGTTTGATTCTTAAGGGAATCAATAGCAGCATCTAGCTCATACTTAGTTCCTATTTTACTAATTATCTTTTTACAATTATCCATTATATCTTTTAATTTTGGATTATCAGTATAGCCTAAGCCCGAAAGCTTATCTATGATACTTTTAGCAAAAGTCTGCTGTGCGTTTGAACGAGCATTTAGTTTTTTACCATCAGATGTAGTGACTATAACATTCTTGGGTACATCGAAAACGCTTTTAGCTATTTCATCAATTTGATTAAAATAATTACGCATATTTTGCTGATCCGTCCTACTCATTTGTAGGTTACTGGAGATAGTAGCTAGTAGAGGTTCACTAGCATAACTTTTACGCATTAATCCATTCGCACCAGCAAAAGTGTTAGCTGATCCACTTCCATATTTGGCAGAATCAAGTTCTAAATAATTCTTAAGACTTACCTTAATAACTGATACTACTTGACCATCTTTGAAAATTCCTGCCCTCTTTAAAGCTTCTAGTTCTTCTTGTTTCCTAGGTCCGAATGCATCTTCGATACTCATCTCTACAGGTGTAACACTAAGACCTGATCTATTAGCTGCTGCTACTGCCTCATCATTACTATTGAAAACTTCAAAAATATCTTGTCTCTTACCTCCGCCTACCTGATCACCCACGGGAACTGCGTATACTGGCTTTCTTACTTTTAGAGTCTCTAAACTGTGCTCCAATATACTTTGAATAAGAGTTTTACCTTGATCATCAACCTGAAACGCCTCATAAAGATCCTTAGCTAGAGATACTGTCTCCGGGTCTATACCAGATTCTTGAGTGGCTCTAACCCAACCCTCTGAATCTATTTTAGCCTTCTTAAGTTTTTCATACAAAGTAGAAAGCTTCATTGTCCTCATGGTTGCTAACTCATCAGGAAGTTTACCACCAAATTGATCTGATCTAGCAAGTATAGCTAATGATGCTATTTCAAGTATGTCTTCAGCGCCTGTTCCTCTAATATTATTTGAATTACCTGTGCCAGTGATTGGTGCTCTTACAGTTAAGGTTTCTATAGCATGTCCACAAATTGAAGCGGCTTTATCAATAACTTCTCTTAGGAATGCACCTCTTCCTTCGCCACCATCAAATGAAAGACCCTGGGATGCATCTCCTTTTGGCTTAACAACAACATCTCCTCTATTAGTTTTATAAAAGCCAGATAAAATTTGCTTACTTTTTTCACAATCTTTTTCCGTAACGCCCTTTTCAGATGAATCAGCAATGAAGTTTAATAAATCTTTAAAAGAGTCACTTATCAATGAAGTCTGAGCCTCTTGAAGTGGTTGTTCCTGTGAAGTCCATATTCCGTTTTCAAAGTTAAGAGTAAACTTTGGAGCTAATAAGCTTTTCTGGAATGACCAACTAGTTGTACCAAAAAGATATCTTGCATACTGAGACGCCGAGCCTACGTTTTTTGCTATAGGCTCCTTGGACATTGCTTTATAAATAGCATCTTTACGGTTGTAAATTTCTCTGAAAGAGTTGACTACAGCATCCTTAGTTTCTTGTGTAAGATCAGTTGATTCTAAAAGTTGTTGTTGTCTAATTTCAAACTGTTGCTCTGGAGGTAGAGACCTTAACTCAGCTTGATTTATATCTGTAGTGCCACCTACTCCAGCCTCATCCCCTTGCTTATCGCCAATCTCGAAAAGGCTGACGAACTCATCCCAACTATCATCCACAGCACCTCTATTTCTTGATCCTACTTGATAAACAACCCTACCTTGGGTAGCACCTCCTTGTGCTGTCCATACTTTCACAGACTCATTACCTTTTACAGGAGTTGGTGAGGTAGATTGACTACCTTGGGCTACAGCCTGATTAGCCAGTTGCTGAGCCTCAGGGGATGGGCTGGTGGGTCCCTGCTCTAATAATCTAATATCTCTTTTATGGACCCTACTAAAACTTTTTAGTAAATCAATGTAAATACTCATAACTTATCATAGTATATTAAAAAAGCCTTCTCTCTATATTTAGAGAGAAGGCTTATTAATTTATATGTTATCCACTATAGCTGGTACTTATCGTAGTCTACGAAATCGTAACGGAATCCTACCTCAATGGTTGAGAACTCATTTGTGGAGTAATTCTTTTCAGAGAATCTAACAGAATTTGGATAAACACCATAAAGTTCTATGAAGGCATGAGGATCATTAGTATTATCTAACTCTATGATAGTCATTTTGTTTGCTTTAAAGGTTCTGTTTGATGACCCTCCTGGAGCAGATAGTTTAGCTAGATCACCCGTTACAGGATCATATATTGTTTTAAACCAATTCCATAATGTAGGTGAAGTACGACTTAATAGTTGATTATCAAAAGTAATCGTCAAAGCTTCTGGTGTAAACTTTCCTGGATAGTATAGTTTATCGTTAACTCTATCAACCACAATATCTTCTACTGTGCCTCCGATAGGACTAACCTGCTTTGCTGCTGCTACTAAATCTAGTGTGTTACCTCCCACTTCCGTAGGGAGACCATAGAATCTAACCTCAAACTGATATGCTCTTACTGAGTCTAATTTAGTTGATACTCTAGGAAGGCTCTGGCCAGGAGTGAAGTTAGCTCTTAACTCTGTCTTATAAACGCTATCTACCATAATAATTACCCGTTAATTGTAGCTGACTGACTTGTTAGGTTTACTTCAAATACAACAGTTTCTGCTGCTTTTGTAGGCTTAATTGTAACTGAACACCAAAGTTCATTTCTATCCACTCTAAGAGGAGTATTAGTTGTTGCATCGCACTTCACAGCACCGGCAACAATGGCTCTTCTAGCCAGTAGATCTGAAATGAAAGGTTTTATGTTTTCCTCAATTAGTTCCCAAGTGAACTGATCATTTGGCTCAAACTGGTAGGGCTTACCTAATTGAAGTAGTGTCTTCCTAATGTATATCATCAATCTACGGACATTAACACGATCCAAAGCACTTGGCTTTCTCTGAGTAGTCTTTTGTCCGAATATGACAATTCCTGCTGTTGGGTCCTTAGTAACAGGGTTGATTGCATTTGAGTATAGCGCATCACGATCCCCTTGGTTAAGAACCATCTCAGTGTCTGAAGGCTTTGTTAGTCTACCTCTGTTAAAGCCTGCTGGGGCAAACCAAGGATCAGAAACACCGTCAGTATACACGCATTGTCTAGCTGCAAAGATTGCAGGATCATACCACTCTTCAGCGCCTGCATAGTAGTTGAAGACTTGAACCCATGGCCAATAAGCGGCAGCATATGAAGAGTTTAGTGCTGCTGTTCTAGTGCCCTTACCGTTAATCCAATCGAAAGCATCTTGAACCTCTCCAACTGCGTAAGGAGGTGAAACAAGAGCTAAAAAGTTCTTTGAACTTTCAGCTAAAGTTACTAGTGCATTTTGAATATCATCATCTGTTATACCAGGGATAAGAGCTAGTGATATGTTCAAAGAATCATCATCAAGAGCGTAGATTCCTGTCTTGGATGCCGCAGACCCTATGATGGCTGTCTTACCAGCAGCATCTGGATCTTCTGCGTCAGGCTGAGCGGTATAACCACTGTCTCCACCTGCAAAAGAGAAAGTTCCTTCGATAGGCTTAACGAATCTTGGTTGTACTCCAACATACCCGTTAACGTCCACTGCTGTTCCTAAAACATCTCCCCAAGTATCAGGGAAACCTTCATAATCTGTTCCATCAGACTTTAAAGCATTTACATAAATGTAGTCTGATTTAGCATTTAAATCATCATTTTGCAGCATATACTCAAAGGAGTCTGCTGAGACTGCTGCAAGCTCACCTTTAAATGACTCTGCCTGGGCTCCGTCAGCATTTACAACTAACCTATCCTTAACTGATAGGTTGTCAATCTCAACAGATATTCCTTGGGTTGAGCCATCTCTAAGGGCACTCAAGTCGTACCCAGTTCCTGGGTATCTGGCTATGGCCCTTAAGTCTACGCTTGATAGCTGATATCCGGTATGAGTAACATTCTTGGCTTGATCGTGGTTCGGAGCCCCAATACTACTTAAAGAACCATTTCCTAATACAGGAACAAATCTGACATCTGCGGCAGATAATTGTAATGTAGTAGAAGATCCTGCAAACTTAGAAGCTAGGTAAAGATTCCCGGTTGAATCTTCATAAGCCACAACAGGCTGATCATCAGTTATTTCTGGATTGAAAGTGTTAAAAAGAACTTTCTTTTTTGTATTAAAGGTAGTAGAGCTTGCTGGAATCTCAGTAATACCACTTACATAGAAATTCTGGGAGTTATCATAAATTTCGTAGAATACAGAAGATGCTAGACTAGGATCCCAGTTAGAAGAAACTTGAAATGCAGGAGAAACTCCTAAAGGTATACTAGCTGATGCATTAGCTGCACCAACGTCTGCTGCTCTAACAAAGTATATTTGGTTTGTAGCCTCTAGAATTTCTAGAGCACCTTCTAAGCCCTGTCCAGGGATTACGCTGTTAGGCTTACCAAACTTTCTAATTAAATTTTCTTGACTGGTAATTAAAGTAGCTTTGTTTGTTGGACCTTTGTTAGCGAAGCCAACAATTCCTACGACACTTGAATTGACATTTGGGGTGTAGATTGAAACATCATTCTCAAGTACTACAACGGAAGGACTAGTAGGTAATGCCATGATTAATTACTCTTTTTTGTGTTCTCTTGTCTGTCGGTTTTAGTAACTCCTATATGTTTCTTGATAACAGGTTTAGGCTCTTCGCTAGAATCCTTAACTAGTCTAACTTTGAACATTCTACGCTTTACTAAATTATCTAAAACCTTACCACCCCAAGAATCAGGGATGTTGATAGTTTGCTTAGGGCTTATAAACCGATAAATAACTCCATTTGGGGTTGTAAAAGGAACAGAAAATCCTTGCATACTTGTATTTTTAACTATTTTCATAATTATAAGCTCCTACTATATTTACTTCCACTAGGAGAGCATTTCTATTAAATTTGTTTATGCACAATGTTATTACGATTCATCAATATTATAC